AGAAGCAAGACTAGGAGCATCATTCCCTAGCAAAAGTGAAATTATACCTACCCCTTGGGCTGGTATATTGCAGACTCCAAAGAAGAGGCCTGCAAAATTACAACCATTTGTAAAAGATGGAGTAAAAATTTCACCTGTACAGAAAGCGATTACGAAGATGGATAAACCTCTACCCCCCCCGTTGGATAGAGTTTTGGTGAGCGAGATTTCAGAAATTTGGTTTAGGAAGATTGGAAATAGATTCCCTGCCAGAGTTCTTTCAGTGGACGAAGCAATTAATGGTGCGAGAAGTGCCAGATACTTGAAGTCGATTGATATGAACACCTCTGTTGGACAAACAGATTTTGATACACATTCGTGTAGCAAGAAATGGATATTGTTTGATGAGGATTATCTGAATCCTACGAGCGGAAGAATGTTGCCAGGACATTGGTTAATAGAACGGATGAGCGTGTTGGAGCAAGCATATGTAGGCGGCAAAACTGGAATCTCTTTTTCAGTCGAACATCTTAAAGATGAATTACGATTGATTGAAAAAGTTGATGAAGGTAAAACCCGCCTCTTTGGTTGCCCTGAGACTGCACATTTAGTTAAATGTAAACAGTATTTTGGTGCGTTTGTAGAGAATATAGGTGCTGATCCTATAGGGTTAGGAATAGCTCTTGGGATTAACCCTAGTTCTTTGCAGTGGGAAGAGATGAGAAATGTAGCAGCAAGAGTGTCACCAGTTTTTGAGTTGGATGGTGATAGTAGTTGTCATGATGGTTCAGCCCATCCTGACTTAGTGGATAGTTTCTTGGAAGGAGTAAACATTTGGTATAGAAAATTTGATCAGAAGTGGAAAGTTGAGGACGATCTTATACGTCGCGGACTACTTCTAGATTGTGCTTATGATGCAACACTCGTAATAGGTTCGGATATAGTAAAAGTTCAGCGCATAATTGTGTCTGGATTTTTCTTAACATATATATTCCAAAGCTATACGAGTCATATTATTCATAGGTATACTCTAGTCAAAGCTAGTATTAAGTATGGAAATGAATGCTCTGTCGAGCAAACATTTACAGAAACATATTTAATGACTGGTGGAGATGATTATTTTCATTCTTTATCAAAGGTTTTTAAATGGTATACTTTTAAAATCTTCCAAGAAGAGGTCAAACAGATGGGTTATGAGTATACCCCCCCCGATAAAACATCTGAAGCATATTCACAGCGCAATGTAGGTGACGTTGAGTTTTTAAAAAGACGATTTGTTTACCGAAACGGTGTGTGTTATGCCCCATTAGAGTTAGATACAGTATTTGAAATAATGAACTGGATGAAGAAAGGAATTGACTATCGCCAGGCGTTTACTGATTTGTCAACATCAGTATTACTTGAAATGTATCATCATGGACCAGAACTCTATAAGCAAGTTGCAGAACGTATTAATTTCGTGGCAACTCATTTAGGTCTTGAGCAAAATCTTCTCTCTTATAGGAGAATACAAGCGGACAATGTTTTTATCAATATTCATCAATGCTCAGACCTCATATGCTAGTTGACAAATTCTTAGCATCAATTCCAAATGAAGTTGATATTGATCCGACAACGGTCACAGGGTTGGCTGAC